CGGCGCACCAGTCGCAAGGACCAACGCACGGCTGCGGGCCGCCGTGCTCCATCGCTTCGGCGATGCGCTCGAACAGCGCCAGCAACGCGTCGGCACGAGCCCCGGGCTGGACAGACCCGCATACCCAGTACGGGGAGACGAATTCATGCACGTCGCCGTCCCACCGCGTGCGCGGCGGAGCGACGGCGGTATATGCTTCCGTGGTGTCGGTCAGCTCGGCGCCGACGGGAAGAAGCTTGGTCAGCTTCCTGCGAAGTTGCGTGGTGTTCACAGTGCCACCGCCTTGAACCAAGCGTCGAACTCATCGAGGAACTTGTCGACAGTCGCCTGGAAGTGCCCGCCGTCGGCGCCGTAGTCGCTCAGGATGTCCTCGCCGTTACCAAGGACGAACAGCACCCAGTGACGAGTACTACCGTCCGCGCCGTCCTTGAACCTGACCGTGGCGTCGTCGGCGTATTCAAAGATCGCGTCTACCGTTTCGTCGACGCTCGCCAAGAACATCTCGTCTTCCCCACCCGAAGAGACGGAGACGGGAAGGAAGCCTGCGCTACGCAGGCGGGTCAGAACCTCGCGCACGATGGCCTTCTCTACTCGTGCGAGGATGCTTCGGTTGTTGGTTTCCATGGCGTGAAGTAGACCATTCGGGCCGCAGACTGTCAAACACTTTCAAACATTTTCCCGCACGAACTCCAAGAACGGGCTGTCGCGCAGGACGATCGCCCCGCCACCCTTCCGGCGCAGGACGTGCATGCACAGCATGGCGATTTTCCAGGACTTCGCCCGGGCGACGAGCCGCCAGTGCACCGGCTTCCGGTCGCGCATGACCGGCTTGTCGAGGCCCTGGCAGACGAGGAACTGCTTCGAGTCGTCGGGCTCGGCGGTGCAGAGAACGCGTACGGCCTGCCGGCTGAGTACTTTGCCGGGCTTGGCGCACTTCGCGCACTTCGCGCAGTGCTTCTCGCTACGGTCCTGGCGGAAGGCCAGGGGCGCCTTGCAGCCCTTGCAGCGGTTCACAGCTTGCCTCCCTTCGCGCGGATCTCAGCAGCCCTCCGTTCGGCCGCTTCCGCATTACGAACGTGGATGAAGATGGACTCGACCGGTGCGGTGCGGCGGCTCTTTGCTTCCGCCGCGAATGCCCGCTCATTGCGAGCGTAGGCTTCCCAATACTCAGCGGTCTCAGTTGGGTGCGGTCGTGGCGCGTTCACAGCTTCACCACGCGCGGGTCGTTGGCGTCGTCGCGCAGGATCGAGTAGATGCCGCACGTTGGCACGACGTAGATCGAACCGTTCCGCGTGCCGAGCGACAGCACTTCCAGGTCGAGGCCGCCACCCGAAACCGTGACCGTCACGCGCACGCCGTCGCGGTAGCGCACTTCGAGGAAGCGGTCGGCGAGGTCCCGCAACCGCGCGCGGCCGGCGTCGTCGACGGCCAAGGGAACCGCCGCCTTCCACTCGGTCAGCAGGCGCGCAGCCTCGTGGTTCCGGTCGGCGAGGGCGGGGAGGTTCTTTGCGTTGGTTTCCATGGCGTGAAGTAGACCAGCCGGGCCGCAGACTGTCAAACACTTTCAAACATTTTCCTACGGCCGCCAGCGGCCCGCCGAGTCCCGGTCGCCGGCCATCGCGTCACCCCCGTCGGGCCGGTCGTCGGGATGCGTGTCGGGGCCGTCCGGCTTCACCGTCGCCTGGGCGGCCGCTGGGGGCTCCCTGCGCCCGAAGGCGTGCGCTTCGAGCCAAGCCCAGGCCCCGCTGGTTGCGTCGACCTGATCGCACAGCGCGGCCTCGGGGAAGCCTTCCAGCTCGTCGACGTAACCCTGCGTCCACGGCCCGGCGAACAGGCGCAGGCCATCCCGCTGCGTCAGCGGCGGCAAGTCCTTGTCGGCGCCCCACCACTTGCCGCCGGTGTTGCCGCACTCGCCCCGGCGCTGGTAGCCGCGCTCCAGGCACGACGCCACCGGGTCGGCGCGACGCTGCTTGGCGTCGAGCCCGACCGAGTTCCTGGCCATGGCGCTGTTCTCCTTCCAGGTGAGCTGCCGCGCCTCCTGCGGCCGAGCGCCGACGACGCGGAAACCCTCGGCCTTCAGGCGCGTCTGCAGCGCGTCGAACTGCGCGATGCCGCCTGAGCCGCCCTCGATCTCGATGCCGACGACGACGTGCCGGCCATCGATGTGCGCCTGCTGCACGATCTTGTCGTCGCGCTTGCCGGGCGTCGCCTTGAACGCCGTCGCGTGCTCGACGAAGCGACAGCCCGCGCGCACGCGCGCCATCAGCACGCCGGCAGTGCGCGCGGCGTCCTGCTTCTCACTGGCGGCGAGGTCCCACCAGCGCACGCGGACCGTCTCGGAGGTCGGCAGGACACTCTCGGCCGGGTCGAGCATCGGCCCGAACCACTCGACGCGGAAGTAGTCGCCCGGGTCGCGCGCCGACCAGTCGCCGTCGAGCAGCTGCCGGCGCCGCGTCGGGTGCATGTCGCGCAGCGTCTCCTTGTAGGGCTCGCGGTCGAGCGACGGGTTGTCGTCGATGCGCGACGGGATGTAGCTGCCCACCGCGGCGACGACCTGCTGCGTCGCCGGGTCGACGCCACCCATGAAGCGCCGCTTCACCCAGTCGTGCCCCGGGCCGCCCGGGTTGCTCGTCGCGATCATGCGCAGCGGGATCGGGTCGTCGATGTTCTTGCGGCATCGACTGCGCAGCAGCTCGTAGGTCGACTCCAGCGGCCAGTGCGTCAGCTCGTCGAAGCCGATCAGGTGCCAGTCGCTGCCGTAGAACTGCAGGTCGTCGCGCGTCGTGCCGTCGTGGTAGCCCATCACGACGCGCGCGCCGCTCGGGAACTCGAAGGCGCTGTCGTCGCCGAGCCACTTCACGCCGGCGGGTAGCCACAGCCGCTTGGCCTTGTCGATCAGGTTGCCGGGCAGCTTCGCCTCAGTGCGCGAGCGGCGCAGCAGCACGGCGCGGAACTGCGGGTAGTGCCACGCGTACTGCGCCGCGGCGATCAGCAGGCCGTAGCTTTTGCCGCCACCGGCCGCGCCGCCGAACAGGATCTCGAACACGGGCTTCTCGCAGCCGACGTGCGCGCCGAGCAGCTTCCGTTGCTTCGGATGCGGCAGCGACAGCGGCCCCATGTAGGGGTTGCCGAGCGTCTGCGGGCACATCCGCTCGAACTGCAGCACGGCCTTGTCGCCGAGGTCGATCGTCGTCACATCAAGTCCTCGATCGTCTTCGGCTCCGGTCGCACGAGCCGGATCGTCGGCCGCTCGCGCCGGAGCTGGTCGGTGAAGTCGTGCAAGTCCTCGATCGCGTCGGCGAGTTCGCCGGCGTCGGGCAGCATCGGGACGCCGTTGCTGCTCGACGCGGTCGTCGCCGCCGGCGCGGGCATCTGCACGATGTGGGGCGTGTCGAGGCGCGCGAACAGCTTGATGAGTTCGCGCGCGGCCGGCACGTCGCCCTGGATCGCGGCGTTGCTCAGGCCCTTCACCACGTTCCACATCATCTTCTCAAGCGTCGTGTTCTCCTCGCGCGCGTAGCGGTCGCAGACCGCGATCAGGTCGAGGCGCCGGCCGCGGCCGCGGATGACGTGCACGACGGCGCGCTCGGCGCTCGGATCGACGGGCAGCTCGTTGGTGGTCATCCGATCAAGTCCTCGATGCTGGCCGGCTGGCCGCTGCGCTTGGCCCGCTCGCCGGTCATCGCTTCCCAGCGCTGCACGACGACGTCGCAGTACGCCGGGTCCATTTCCATCGCGAAGCATTGGCGCTCGGCCTGCTCGCAGGCGAGCAGCGTCGAGCCGCTGCCGGCGAACGGGTCGTAGACCGTCGTCGCGAACGGCGTATTGCCGAGCAGCTCGACGAGCAGGCCGACCGGCTTCTCGGTGGTGTGGTGCTCGTTGCCCGTGCGCTGCGCGCCGATGACGTTGCCCGCGCCACTCGCGTGCTTGTCGATGGGCGGCGTGTCCTTGCAGGCCCATAGCACCAGCTCGTGCTGCGCGCGACCCTCTCCGCACGCCGCGGCGATCGGTGGCGGTAGCCGCAGAAACACAACGTGCCGTCGAAGACGTGCTTGGTCATCGCTGTCGCTCCCAGAACTGCACCAACGCGCCGACCTGCTCAGGCTTGAGCATGCCGCGCTCGGCGCGGTTGATCCACGACGTGCCGAGGCCGGTCATCTCGCTGAGCTGGCCGAGCGTGAAGCCGGCGCGCTCGCGGCGCACGAGGCACCACTCGTGCGGTTCGAGCTGCGTTGACCGCGGGTCGCCCGGATCGGTCTCCCAGCGTCGCAGCGTCTGCGTGCTGACGCCGCACATCGCCGCGGCCTCGGCGACCTTCATCTTTGAGCGCCGTCGGCAGAGCCGCGTGCATTCACCAACGGTGATGTCGAGCGTCTTCACTGATCTTGCTTCTTCGCTGCGCGATGCAACGCACGCACAGCTTCTGGGGTGGTGATGATCTTGGAAGTCAGCATCTTCGGCAGCACTTTGTCGTGGTAGCAAGAGTCGCAGCACCGCCCAAGGCTGGCGTCGGAAAAATCCGGTTCGCGATTGAAGACGTCGCGGTACTCCTCGGAAGCTCCCGGGAAAGTCTGCGGATCAAGCTGCCGCCCACATAGATCGCAAGAAGAAGTCATTGCGGATACCACCATACACGAACGCGCGCGCCGACGGTCGGGACTCGCAGCCAGTACTTGTGCGACTGCACCCACACCACCTGCGCATCGTCGAACCACAGCAGCGGCGGCAGGTCGTTCCACGCGCCGAGCGCGTCGAGCACCATCTTCGCGAGGTTGTCGACGTCGGGCCGCTTCAGCATCGACACCGGCGCCGTGTCCCTGAGCAGTCGAGGCACTTGGTACGCCTTGTTCTTGTAGTGCGTCTGCGGTCGCAGGAAGCCGAAGCCGATCGCGACGTGGAACGCGCCGTCGCGCGGCCACATGCTCTCAGGGTTCGCGGTCGTCAGCGCCGTCGGGAACTCTCGGGTGATGCGCTCGATCGCACTAGCACGCACTTGGTGCCCCCAGGGGTCGGCGCTGCGGTTCGGGTAGACGTGCCCGTGCTTCGACTTCACCGGCCGGGGCCACGCGGCGGGCTGACCGGGCACGAAGAACTCGACGGTCGGAGGGGCCTTCTTGTTGGACTTCACCGGGTTTCTGCTCCTTGGTATAAAACACCAAAGGAGTGGTTCTGCCCAGGACATCCTGCGCCGCGGACTCTCTTAAGAGAGAGTCACGCGCGCGGATCGTGTCTTTTTTCGTTGTGGTTCTGCTGGTTCTGAATGGTTCCGGTCGCCATAACTACTTGTCCTGTAAGGGCCACACCGCCGAGCTGGTTCTGCTGGTTTCCTGCTGGTTCAACGGACGTAAACTAGCAGATGTTTGATAATAGCAAATCATTCTGGTCCGGCGCACGTAAGTCCTTTCTCTGTAAGCTCCAGAAATGCGCACTGGTTCAGGCTGGTTCCGGCCGTATTCTTTTTCGCGCCTAGGTATGTGTTTTTTATCAAGCCCAAAACGTGCAGCCGATCCAGGCCCTCGTCGACGACCTTTCCACGCTTCAGACCTGCCAGCGCGATCGTCTCCCGGCGCGAGAAGCGCGTCTTCACGTTGCCCAGGTTCGCCGCCGCCTTCCACAGCGCGCCGAGCACCGGGTCGACCAGCAGGTCGGTCAGGTCGTCCGCCGCGGCGTCGAAGTCCGCCGGGGTGGTGCGCAGCACGACCGTCGTGACGTCGCGCCCCTTCTCGTCCTGCCCCACGGTGACGACCTGCAGCTCGCCGCGCAGGGGCTCCGGCTCTGCCCAGTCCTTCGCCTTGGCGCTGAAGGCGTGCGCGCCTAGCTTGCCGATCTTCTGCACCTGGAAGGCGAAGTCGCAGGCCGGCAGCATCACCGAGCTGCCGCGCATGCGCGTCTTGTCGCCGTGCCCCATGTGGTGCACCGGCACGCAGCAGCAGCGGAGCTGCCGCGACAGCGCCGTCAGGTGCTGCACGAAGCGGTTCATGTCGTCGGTGGCGGACTCGTTGCCGGGGCCGAAGTTCTGCGCCTGCGTGTCCACGACGAGTAGCGCGATGCCGTCCGGGAAGCGCTTCCGGATGGCTCGCAGCCACCGGGCCGCGTCTTCGGCGTCGCAGAGCTGCCCAGGCTGCCGCGTCACGACGAGCGGCGGCCGCTTGCCAAGCTCGATGCCGTGGTGCTGCAGCTCGGCGCGCAGGCGCTTCTTCAGGCCGTCGCGGCCCTCGCCGATCATGTAGACCACGGGGCCGTGCACGTCGACCTCGTGCCCGAACCAGTGCGTGAGCTGCTCGAAGGCGACGTGCAGCGCGAGCGATAGCACGAACGGCGTCTTGCCGGCGGCGCTGTCGCCGTAGAACTGTCCCAGGCCCGTGCGCGGGATCAGGTTGTGCACGAGGAACTCGTAGCCGCCGGCTTCGGCCAGGAACTCGTCGGCATCCTGGAGCAGCGAATCGAAACCAGATTCTGAACTTTTTTCTGCCCCCGTGTCGGGTTTGAACCACTCGGCGGCCACCTGCTTGGCGGGCTGGCTGAAGGCTTGCGCAGCGCCGGGACGCTTGCTGGCGACGCGCGCGAGGTCGCGGCTGACCCAGTTGCGCCGTCCATAGCGCGCCGGTTCCTTGGAGTCGTCCACTTCGCCGCGGCCCCACGCGGTACGCGTCAGCAGGAAGCTGAGCGCCGCTTCGCCGTGCCCTCGCGCGGCGAGCAGCACCGAGCGCTCGACTTCCGCGAAGGCTTCGTTCGCGGACCAGCCAGGGTGCCCGATGACGTCGCGCAGGTGGTGCCAGTCGGCGTCGAGCATCGCCGCGTGGTGCGGCTCGACGGCCTCGAAGGTCGCGGCGATCTCGTCGGCGCTTGGCGGCGCGCCCTGGCCCTTCGGCAGCGCCACCACTCCGCCCGCGGCGCCGGTGTCTTCACCGATGCCGAAGCGTTCGCGCGCCCAGTCGAGGAAGCTAGACGTCACGGACTTGGAGCCCGCTGCCGAGGTAGTGGTCGCCGGTCATCGTCACGTAGCCGGCAGGGCCGGTGCCGAAGACCTGCCACTCGGGAAGCTTCTCGCAGTGGGGCGGCGGGGGCGCCTTCAGCGTCGTGCGCGTGCGCTGTCCCAGCTTGAAGAGGCCGTCGGCCGCGGCGATCCAAAGATGCAGCCCGTAGCCTGACGGGCTGACCTCGCAGTAGCTGCGGCCGGCGACGTTGAGCGTCTCTTCGGCCCAGTCCGACACGGCGCCAGTTTTCGGGTCGCGGCATGCGTCCATGTCGACGCAGAGCACCGGCGAGCGTTCCGGTTTCAGCAGGCCGCCGGTCATCACGAGTCCGATGCCGGTGGCGTCGTTGATCGGTCCTTCTTCTAGCACGTCGGCGAGTTCGCGCCACCTGGACGCATCGCGCGTGCTGCAGTCCGGGACCTTGGTGCGCCTGCCGCCGGCGTTTTCGCGCAGCGTCCACCGCAGCCATCTGCGGTGCTTGCTCCAGTCGGCGAAGAGGGGGAGAGACAGCAACCGCGCGAGCGCGTCAGACATGATGGCGCGGAACCTACCACGGCACCGGCGCTGCGCAACAGAAAAGAAAATTGCGGGAAAGTCTTTGACAGCCCCGCGGCGCGGCTGGTAGTAATCAACGCCGTCGATGCAGCTCTACGAGCACCAAGTTTCCGGCGCCGAGTTCCTGGCCGCGCGCGATCGCGCGATGCTGTGGGACGAGCAGGGCCTCGGGAAGACCGTGACGGCGATCGTCGCCGCCGACGCTGCGAAGTGCAACCGCGTACTGGTCTGCTGTCCGAGCGTGGTGCTGCTGAACTGGGCGCGCGAGTGGAGCGTCTGGTCTCCGAACCGGACGGTCCAGATCATCGACGCCGGCGACGTGCAGCTCGACGGCAGCGCGGTCGTACTCGTCACCCACGACCTGTTGCGGTCGCCGCGCGTCTGGGCACAACTGCGAGCGGCGAAGTTCGAGCTGCTGGTGGTCGACGAGGCGCACAACTTCCGGAACCGCACGGCCCAGCGCAGCAAGCGCTTGTGGGGCGTCAGGGCGAAGCCCGACGTGCCGCGGCTGGTCGCGCAGTTCCCGCGCGTCTGGCCGCTGACCGGCACGCCGATGCCCAACAACGCCGCCGAGTTGTGGGCGCCGCTGTGGGCGCTCTGGCCCGACGAGTTCGCCGGCTACACGATGTTCCGCGAGCGCTACTGCCAGCTCGCGCACAGCGACTACACGCCCGACCGTGTCAAGGTGGTCGGCAACAAGAATCTGGGCGAGCTGCGCGCCAAGCTGGCCGGCAAGTTCCTGCGCAGGCTGAAGTCGGAGTGCCTGTCGCTGCCTGAGCGGCGCTTCGAGCAGGTCGTGGTCGGCACCGGGCGGTTGCCGCCCGACCTGCAGCGGGCCAACGCCATGGTGCGGGCCGCCTGGGAGGGCGCCGTTGCGGAGGGCAACGGGTTGGCAGCGGCCAGCGAGTCGCTGGAGTTCGCGACGTGGCGGCGTCTCTGCGGCACCGCCAAAGCCGCCGCCGCGGCCGAGATGCTGGCCGCCGAGCTGGCCGACGGCGCGCTGGGCAAGGTCGTAGTGTTCGTGCACCACCGGGACGTCATGCGCGTGATCGCGGAGCGGCTGGTGTCGTACGGCGTGCGCTGGCTGGCCGGCGACATGACCGGGAAGGCCCGCGCCGACGCCGTATTCGACTTCCAGCAGGACGGCGGCCCGCGCGTGATCGTGTGCAACATCGTCGCCGGCGGCACGGGCGTAACCCTGACCGCCGCTTCAGAGGCCGTGTTCGTCGAGCTGTCATGGGTGCCGGGCGAGAACGCGCAGGCGGCCGACCGCATCCACCGCATCGGCCAGGGCCGGAAGACGCGCGTGCGGTTCCTGGCGCTGGCCGGGACGTGCGACGAGGCCATTACGGCGACGCTGCGAACCAAGACGAAGATGATTAGCGAGGTGCTGCAGTGACCGGGATCAACGAGGTTCTGCGCTTGCTGAGCGAGAAGGACCGGGCCGCGATCGCAGTAATAGAGCGCGACAGGCTTCCGGCCACCGACTGCCTCACAATTTACGGGTGGTGGACGCTGCGGCATATGCTGTGGACCTTGTCGGCCGTCGACAGCCG